ATTGGAATTAAATATAAAAGATGATGATGATAGTGTAGATGATAGAGTGGATGAAGATTCATATGAAGAACAAGTAGTAGATGATAGAGTAGATGATAGAGTAGATGATAGAGTAGATGATAGAGTAGATGATAGAGTAGATGATAGAGTATATGATAGAGTAGATGATAGAGTAGATGATAGAGTAGATGATAGAGTAGATGATAGAGTAGATGATAGAGTAGATGATAGAGTAGATGATAGAGTAGATGAAGAATCATATGAAGAAGAAGTAGTTGATGAAAATGTTAAAAAATTGAGTATTGAGCATAATTATGATATTATGCCTATTATTAAAAATAGGAAGAAAATATTATTAAGACGTAAAGTTAAGAAACCAAGAGAAGAAAGAAGGAAAAAATTATTATTTGCTGATGCGGAAGATGATGATATGTAAATAAAAATATTATACTATAATTATTTACATTAAGTTTCTTGAATAGTTAGATTATTGATATTTATTTCTCCTGTATTTTTTTCATGAATTAATATATTGAATTCTAATTCTGAAACACCAGGATTTATAAACTCATATTCAATAATATTATTAATACCACTATTGATGGGAGTAAATTGTATTTCTGAATTAATAGTTGGTTTAAAATAAAAATATAATGAATTAGATAATGATATAGGTATAGAACTATCAACATCAAAACAAAATAAATAATTTTTTGTTTTATCAATTGTTAATATAACACGTAGTCCATCGTTATCTTCGTCATTATTCGTTTTATTATTTATTTTTGATATAGTAATTATATTATCATCAATTAATATATTAGGAATTCCAGAAGAATTTACCGTTTCTTTATGTGTAAATATTGATTGAAATAAATATAAATCAATATTACCATTTGGTGAATTAATAGTATTAATTTCATTTATATCACTTATGCATTGAACAGGAATAACTTGTAAACTATTACAAATTATATCACCTAACGATGTATTATCAATTGATATAGTAAATAATATTTCTGAAACACCAGGATTATAATAGATATAATTTAGGTAATCTTTATTATTAGCACGAATAGTTTTTGTAATATTTATATTTTTTAAAGGCGTAAATGTATAATATAAAAAATTTTCTAATAAATTAGTACTTGAATCAATATCAAGATTAAATATATAATCTTTATTTTCATCTATCGTAAATCTTATTTCTATTCCATCATTTACATGAATATCTACATTTTTTCTTTGAATTGTATTATTATTTATAATGTTAATATTTGACAAAGTAGTACATCCTATGTTATTTAATTTACTTTTTCCATATATAGAAGTAAATTTATTTAGAATAATTATTCCATTCGGAAAATTAATAATATTAAGATTATCTATATTTTCAGTAATTTTTACAGATGTTCCTTCTTTTGAACAAGAAGATAGACATGTACCCATACTATATTATACTATACTATATAAAATATATAAAATATATAAAATATATAAAAAATATATAAAAAATATATATATAATATATAAATGAGTGATTCAAAAATTGTGAATACAGTAAATAGATTATGTCAAAAAATTAAAAATATAAATAATTTTTTAATATTACCAGGACAATCTGCTAATATTGACGTTGATAATGCTAATATTAATGCGAATAATTTAACTATAAATTCAAATTCATCAAATCTTTCTACTAATAGTGCATCTATTACAAATTTAAGCGGTTTTCAATCTATTTTTCTTGGAAATAATAATATTGAAATTGGTAGCTCTAATGTTCCTATATCTTCTTTATGTATGAATAATAATATATATTGTTTTAATGATTATCTTGTCTTTAGAGATTCTGATGGATGTGCAAGAGCATACATATCTTTTCAATCTGGAAATTTTGGTAGTTATTTCTCTCAAGGAGCTACTAGTAACTTTTCTTGGGAAGCTACTTTGTCAGCACTATTTCCAGAAATATCATTTAAAATCCCACCACCATAAAAAAATGAATAAAAAATGAATAAAAAATATTAATTATATATCTATCCATATAGAATTTTTTAGATGAATAGATTAAAATATACAAAAAAAATGTATGATCAAATGATGAAGTATGCGGTGTCAATGCGTCCAAATACATCCACAAATGTATATCATAATGGTCATAGATTAAAAGAAATTAGAAGAAAAGGACCTAAAACATATGAGGGTTATATGGCATGTGGTCAGATGACTTATTGTTTAGCACCAATCTTGTATGAAGAAGGACATCAAGATATTAAACTATTATTTTCAAAAGTAGGATATGGTAATCATAGTGAAGATCATGTACATTTATTGGTTAATAAGTACTATGTTGTAGATCCTACATGGAGACAATTTTTTGGAGAATATCTTCATGGAAATGCTAAATTGAGCAAATTTTTATACGAAGATAATCCTCCAATTTTTGTAGGTACATATTTAGACTTATATATTACAATCTCTCATGCAATAGAATTATCAGGATTAAAATATAATGCTGATAAAAATTGGATTCATGGAATGTGGAAGAGAAGTAGAGATGTTTCTGATAGATTATCCATGAGAGAATGTTAATTATTTTAGATAATTAGGTTTAGATATTATAATAATTTTCTTTTATATGTTTATAAAAAATGAGTCAATATTTAGAATATTTGAAAAATCCATTTGTAGCAGGTGGAATTTCAGGCGCTTTAATAGTAACTTTCGCGTATTTAGATAAAAGAATGAATGATAGAGATTTCGATAACGGATACCTATTTAAACTATTTTTAGGTGTATCCGTACTAGTCACTGCCTTAATGTACTTTATTAGTTCTGGTAATAGTAGAAGCAGTGTCCAAAAAGGTGGTAATAGTAGTCTCGGCAATATAGAAGCAATTGTGCACAAAGTTGCAAGTAATGGTTTAGATGTTTATACAGATGCACCAGATTTCTAAATCTAAGTTAATTTATTTGATAAGATAGGATCATCTAACTGTAGATAACGGAATTTATGTTTTTTAGCTGTTTGCCATTCTCCTCTAAGAACTTTAAGAATTGATGCTGTACATAAACCTATCTCTTTTGATGCAATTGTCTGATTTGGATAGACATTGATAAATTCATCATTTTCAGATAAATGTACGATGGGTGGCGTATTAATGACAATAGAACCACGAGAGGTGACGTTTCCAAGTAGTAATTCTACAATTTTTGGATGAATAATAGTATTATCATCAGTAATATTAAAAATATTTTTAATTAAATCGGGGATATTTTTAATTTTATAGCTGTTATCAATATCAGCTAAATCTTCATAGGTAGCATATCTAAATGTGAAACCTTTAATAATAAATTTTGAATCTTTTAAGCATTTGCCAATACTTGCACTTTCAATTTTGATATCTTTGAGACCTTCTATGGCTTCCTCTTTGGAATCAAAAAGTTTAACTCTTGTACCATCAAGAGCTATTTGCCAAATAGGTTTTTTCTTTAACATAAAGTATTTTCGGATAATATCATAGTCAATTTCACCCTGATAATCTTTAAGATCAGGAAATAGTTCATAAACTTTATCTCCAAATCTACCTTCATGATAGTTCTTTTTCTCAGGAGTATCAGCATAACACCACATATATCCATTTGACACAGCATATTCACCGTCACGATATTTTCGTGCAGATGCATTTATTGGTTTATGAATAGGTTTATCAGTTTTAATATTGTATTTTTCTTTTATCCAATCACCGGTAGCTTTAAATCCAACAAATTCTCTAATTTTTTTACCATTTAATTCAAGTTGATATATATCAATTGTGGGAGCTTTTCCAACTGGTTTAACTTTTTTAGGAAGTGGTTGTAATGGTGAAATGTAAATCTTGTTTGGATTATCATTATCAATAAAATCTAATGCGATATCATCTAATTCAAGATATCTAAATCTAAAACCACCGGCAGTTAAAGTTTTTTTAACTAATACATTTTCAACAGTTTGGCGAGATAATTTTAATTCCTCTATTGCTTTAGTTGGATTTGGATAAACTTTTACAAATTTACAATCAGTTGTTTCTTGAATAACTGGTTTATTATTGATAGATAATTTACCTTCTACATCTATGTTCTGTTTCAACAAATTAATAATTTTTGGATGAATGAAAGTATTATTATCTGTGATATTATAAATACTCTTGATTTTTTCAGGAATATTTTTAATCATATGGCTTTCAGTGTTAATCATATCTTCATATGTTAAATAATTAAATGTGTATCCACATACTAAATTTTCATTATTAATAGTAATTGATATATTTGATGGTTCAACGTTTAAGTGTCTTGCAGCATCAATTATAGAATCAAATTGTTTGATACGTGTTCCATCTAAATCTATTTGCCAAATAGGACGTGAATTATTAACAATGTATTTTCTGATAACATTATAATCAATATCTTCTCTATCAACTAATTCTGGAAATATTTTATGCAATGAATTCGCAATTATTTTTCCTCTATAGTTTTCTACATAACACCATATATATCCTAAACATTGTGAATAATTTTCTTCCTTATAGTTAGTACATGCTTTAGATATAGAAGATTTTTTAATTTTAAAAAATTTATTGGCTTTTGCAATACTATCATACTCTTTTATAATATCACCATTTAATTCTAATTGTAATATAGATCTTGTGTAATAATTGTCATGACTTGGATTCATTAAACCTGTATCTAAAGCATGTATTACATTTTCACTCTGAGTACACCATTCTAAATTATCCACACAGTTATTCTTTGTATTACCATCTTTATGATTAATATATGGTTTATTTTCAGGATTTTCAATAAATGTTTGCGCAATTAATCTATGTAAAGCACATGATTTTTGTTGAATTTTAACACTACCTTTTATACGAATATATCTACCATCATCTTGTCCTATCACTGTTTTTTTAGTTTTTCTATTTCTAATGAGACCACTTTTTGTAATTTCTAAATGTTTATAACCATCAATATTAATTTTTTCCCAAATTTCATTTTCATCATATTTATCTGGAACATGTTTAATTTTAAATGTGAGACCTTTTTGTAAATTAGATTTATACACATTATTATCTTTTTTCATTGCAAGTGATAAACACTCTTTTGGAACTTCATAATGATTTGCAGCATCAGTAATTGAATCAAAAAATGTTATGTTATCTTCATCAATAATTTTTACTTTTTTATTAATAGTATTACCCTTTTTCCTACCATTTTTTATTGCATGTTTGACATTTTCACTCGCTGTCATCCATTCTAAATTATCTACATGGTTATTCTTTTTATTAGAATCAATATGATTTACCTGTGATTTATTATTTGGATTTGGTATAAATAAATCTGCAACCAATCTATGGCATGAAAATTGTGTTGATTTATTACCATCAGATAATTGATAATATTTATAATTATGTTTATCACTACATCCTCTTAAAATATGATTTGTTTTTTTATTTTTAATATTACCGAAATTGCTAACTAAATAATTAGAGTAGTTTGTATAATTGGGATGTTTGGACAATGGTAAATATATTTCTTCTGTTGAGTTACTCATTAATTGTATGTTTTGTTTAATTATTTTATAAAATAATTATGAAATATATGCGTTCATTTTTTTTATAATTTTTAATAGAAAATTATATAAAATGTCTACATCTGTTAATTTCCAAATAAGAAAATTCGATATTTCAAAAATTGGTGACAATAGAATTGTTGTATTAATTGGAAAGCGTGGCACAGGTAAATCTTTTTTGTTAAAAGATATTATGTACCATAAAAAACATATCCCTGTTGGTACTGTCATTTCACCAACAGAAAGAGTTAATAAATTTTTTGGTGATTTTGTACCAAAATTATTTTTATATGATGAATATAATCAATCTATTTTAGCAAATTTTAAAAAAAGACAAATGAGAATGGCAAAGTTAATTGATGAAGGTGAAAAAGATATTGATCCTTATGCATATTTAGTTATGGATGATTGTTTATACGATAACTCGTGGAAGAATGATAAATATATTCGTGAGGTATTTTTCAATTTCAGGCACATATTCACTATTTTTTTTAACTATGCAATTTCCTCTTGGAATAAGCCCACAACTTAGAGGGAATATAGATTATGTATTTATATTGAGAGAAAATATTGTATCAAATCGTAAAAGAATATATGAGCATTATGCAGGTATGTTTCCAACATTCGAAATGTTTTGCAAAGTTATGGATCAATGTACTGAAAATTTTGAATGTTTAGTCATTGATAATAACACACAAAGTAATAGAATAGAAGATCAAATTTTTTGGTATAAAGCCGAACCACATGAAAATTTTCATATGGGTCCACCAGAAATATGGGATTATAGTGAAAAAAATTATGTAGATGATGATATAGATGAAGAAATAAATATTAATACATATTATAAACCCAGTAGAGGTCCTAAATTAAATGTTAAAAAAATATAGATATGTAAATTAAAAAATAGGTTTATTTTTAACTTTTATAATATTTGTTATTAATTATAATGACAAATATTTACCAAATTAAAAAATTTGATCCATCTTCAATCAGAAATACAAGTGTATCAGCTATCATTGGAAAAAGAGAGTGTGGAAAAACTACCCTTGCTAAAGATATTATCAAACATAAAGAGATAGCACAAAATATTGTGATTGATCCTGCTTCTGATTATCAACAAAAATACAACAATATTGTTGCAAATGAATTTATCCATCAAGAATATGGATCAAAACTGGTTGAAAATATTATAAAAAGCCAAAATAATTTAGAAACAGTTAGATTAATTATGGATAATTGTGATATGCATTTATGTGAAAAAAATATCCATAATCTTTTTACTAATCATAGATTATATAATATCAATATTTTATTAACCTTGCAAAATATGTTAGAATTAAAACCAGTGATTAGAAATAATATTGATTATCTATTCATATTCCCATCATCTTTAAGTGCGATGAATAATATGAAAAAAATATATGAACCTATTTCACATCTTTTTGAATCGTATGAACACTTCTACACTGTATTGAATCAGTGCACACAAAATAATTACGAATGTCTGGTAATAAATTATGTTTCTGATAGTGATAAAATGGAAGATAAAGTGTTTTGGTACAAAGCTGATATACATGAAGAAAACAGTTTAGTAAATGAGACAGATATAGATGAAGATAATCTATTTACTTATGCGTTTAATATTTTTAGATATATTTTTTGTCTATAATTTTTGATATAATAATTTTTTATATTATATTATAATCTTGTCTTATAATATAATTATGTCCAGAAATTTGACAAATAACAGAGGTTCCACAACATTGGGAAATGAAATGTTGAAAAAAGAGTCCAAAAAAACTAAATATAAAAGATTGAGTAATTATGAATGGGGTGTTGGAATTGAACATGAAGTACAATTCTTTCACAAACCTTTAAATACCGGGAAAAAAAATATTGATTCTTATATCATGTTTGATGGTAAACCAAGAATTGAAGAATTATTAAAATCCGGCAAACTTAGCGTCTTAGATCAAGAATTTCTTAAAACAATACCTTTTGAACCTACAGGTAGAAAATGTAATGGTAAAGTTGTTTTAGAAAAAACACCTGTTCCTATGCCTGAATTTATAACAGAAAAACCATTCAATACTTTGAAAAATAAAAGACCAATCGAATCATATTGTAAAGAAATATTGCAAAATGAAGATAGATATATAAAACTTTTACATATGAATGAAAAAACACTAAAAGCTGAAGAAAAACATGGTATTATACATCAATATCCTTTTGGTGTTTCCAACTATTTTAAATATGCCAGTAATAAGGGTTTACCATATAAATTTGAAAAAAATAAAAATAAAAAAGATAAATTACATACTGATTATCTTGGTAGTTATCATATTACATTAACTCTACCATTCACCAAAAAAACTTCCTCAGATAAATTTATCAAAATACATCAAAATTTTGCAAATCAAATACAATGGTTAGAACCACTTTTATTAACAGCCTTCTTTTCCTCTGATCAAAAAGCCGTCGGAACCAGTGAAAAACGTATTAAAGGTTCTTATAGAATTGCGCGCGTTGGTTGGGGAAATTTAGCAGGAAGTGATGTGAGAAAATTCAATAAAGGTGTTGGAAGATATGCCAATATTCAACCTTATTGGAGAGATGGCTTAAATTTTTACAATGTTAAGTCAGCTGACTATTGTCAAGATTTAGCACCAAAACTTAAAAAAGTTGAACCCGGTGCTGTTTCTGGATTCAGTAGTAATTTCAGAACATTTGGAAGTACAGATCCTGATAGACCTTGGCATAGAGAATCTGGTATTGGAATGACAAAACCAAACGGCGTAGAATTGAGAATATTTGACCATTTTGATTCTCATTATTTACAAGAGTTATGCAAATTTGTTGTTTATGTAGCTGAAAATAGTCGTACTCATGTTGCTAAGAAATATGTTTATAAGAATAAAGGTTGGATTGAATCTTTACAAAGAATTATGTTAAATGGATGGAATGCTGAATTAAATGAAGGTTATATTGAAGATTTAAGAAGTGAGTTGGGTCTTAAAATTAGAACTAAATCTAAAATAGCTTATGATATTATTTACGAAATAAATCAAGAATTGTATAAAAAACATAAACATGGTGATTGGACATATATGATGTTAGATAACAATGATATTGTTAAATTACCACACATTAATAGATACAGTTGGGAGACTGCTTTGATGATGAAATTGAATAGTAGCGAAGTATTGATGAAGAAATTCAATGATATGGTGAAGAGTTTATCATTAGGTAAAGAAATGACGGTTGATGAATTTAGATTAAATTTCTTCAAATATTTTAATAAAAAAATGTGGGAGAGTGATGTAGTTGATGTGATATATTTCTTAGAATCTCTCAAATTTGTTGAACTGAGTTATGAAATAGATGGTAAAATAGCATATTTGAAAGTTAATGGTAAGAATTTAAGACGCATCAATAACTTCAATAATGAATTGTTGAATGAATGGGGCAGACCTTATAAAGAGGAACTTGATTTCTATATTGCTAAAATTATGGAAGAAGAGAAGAAAAAGAGATAATTTTACACCCTTGAAGATTTCAAAAGCCGGTTTTTTATTATATTATAATATAAAATTACTTAAAGAAGTAAAACATATAATTATATGCCCTCCGGGTGTATTCTCGCGTTGGGTTCATGCCAGTACTATTCTTATGGATGGATCACGACTGGGGAGTAGTTCACCTACAGAGTAAAATCTGTACAAAACCAAAATTTACATGGAATTGAACTGTGTCCAGTCTTAAAGATTTATATCAAATCGCCATTTTGTGCCATTTGAAATCTTCAAGGGTGTAAAGATGGTATGTGGTTAGTAGTTCCAAGACATAGATATACGTCAAAATTAATATGTGATACACGAAACAAGATAAAGACAATGTTCATGGAAGCGAATAATAGATATAATAAAAACGAAAATATTAAAAAAATGTTAAAAGATTGTGAAAATTATTTTGATATTGATATTGATATGGATGATATAAGTATACAAAAATATTTCAAAGATATAATTGCTGTATTGATTAATAATAAACAGCAATTATTGGAACATCAAAAAGTGCTAATATTATTAGTTCAGAAGAGAAAAATTTTAATGAACTTTTTGAAAAAAAATTAAATAATATCAAAGAAATTTAATCATCCATGTTTTCCGATGCTAATGTAGCGAGCACCGCTTGTGTATATGAGCGTTTCATATGGAACCAGTAAGCGTATTTCACTGGTGTATCATTTGCATTATATAGAGAGACTTTTTCATTGCAATAGAGAGCAATTTTCATAGCCTTTGGTAGATCAATATTCTCTATATCTCCGAATTGTTCAGCTAAATCATCTTTAATACTCTGTACAATGGCATCTGCCTGTTCTTGTGTGATTTTCATACAAATATAATATATATTGATATATTTAAGTATTATTTCTTATATAATATTTGATCTAAAATATTATCATCAATAAAAAATGATGGTAAATGTATTATGAGTATCAATATATACATACTTCTTAAAATGGAAACCCCAAAAAAGAGAAAAAATACCCCTTCTGGGGAGAATGTACAACAGACACCACCGAAAAAACCTCGGGAAGAACCTCAGTTAAAGGGGTTTACACCTATTAAAGACCTCACAGGTTTTAATAAGTTTGTTGGACCCAACGGGCGCATGACTCTTGCAGGCTATGTTGATGCATCGGTCGTCAATTTCCTCTTTTCAACCGGATTGGAGGAAAAAGATGTGAAATCCGTCGTCTATGGTGTTGTATACAACATCGATGGAAAACTTTTCTTCAAGATTGGTTATGCAGACGTGTTGTCGAACACAAAGACCCCGTTTGGCACAAAGTCTGGGCGCCTCTGTTCAACTTTGCGGGACTTGAACGGAAAGTTCGACAAGGTCAGGATTGAAAAGATTCATTTTGTGATCCAGGACAATCCTGACCGCGATATTTACAAGTTGCTTATCGAGGCCTTCATGTTGAAGTCTACGAAGTCTTCAATGGTCAACCCAGGCGCTGATATCGGGTTGAATCTCAAAGAATTCCGCAGCATGAAAAATGTTGCGGAATATCGCACACTCGCTGAGAAGGTACTCAAAGAGCACAACCTTCGTGGTGCTGTCTTGCAGTCTCCTTAAAAGGAAGGGTGTCCTTTTTGATTATAAAAAAAATTGAAAAATATTTTTCAATAATAAATTCAATAAAACAAGCTCCCTTGGCTCAGTTGGTTTAGAGCACAGTGCTTATATACCGAAGGTAATAGCAACGCTGGGGTCGCAGGTTCGAGCCCTGCAGGGAGTAAATTTATAAAAAAATTGATTTTAATTTAGATAATTATTCAAAATAGTCTCAAAACAGAATGAAAACTTTACTTATCTTACTATTTTTACAAACTGTCTATGCAAACCCATACACTCAACCACAACAAGTCCATCTAAGTTTTGGATTTGAATTGAACGATATCACTGTCACTTGGAGCACTCAGCATCCAACATACTCATCTGTGGTACAGTATTCGCACAATCAATTGGATTATATTGATGCAAAGGGATATCAAACGAAGTTTAGTAACGGCAATAATACTCAATTTATTCATCGTGTCTTACTATCTGATTTAAAACATGATACAGAGTATTTCTACCGTTGTGGTAATGATATTGGTGGATGGTCTAATCTATTTAGATTCAATACCGTTCCTCTCAACAATTGGAGCCCAAAATTAGCTATTTATGGTGATATGGGCGTTACTAATGCTAAATCATTACCCTATTTACAACAGATCGCACAAGATAAGAAGATAGATGCAGTCTTACATGTTGGAGACTTTGCATACAATATGCATGATGATTATGGGAAAGTTGGAGATCAATTTATGAACAATATTGAGCCAATTGCAGCTTATATTCCTTACATGGTTAGTGTGGGTAATCATGAGCAATACAATAATTATTCGAACTATAAGAATCGCTTTACAATGCCAGCTATCAATAATGAGAATTTTTTCTACAATTTTACAATGGGCGATGCCTGTTTTGTAGCATATTCTACCGAGTTTTATTTTACTGATATCAAGGCTGCTCTAAATCAGTTTGAATGGTTAAATAGAACACTGCAAGAACAGACATGTTCTTGGATTATTACATATGGTCATCGTCCCATGTACTGTTCCAATGATAATGATGATGATTGCACCAAAGTAATGAGTATGGTACGAATGGCATTGGAACAACTGTTTTATGACAACCATGTAGATATTGCTATATCCGCGCATGAGCATAGTTATCAGCGTACCTATAAAATGATGAATAGTCAGATAGATCCCAAAGGTTTTTATCACATTGTGAGTGGGTCCGCAGGGTGTCGGGAAGGACATGATACTTTTACTAAAAATGTACCTAAATGGTCTGCTTTTACGAGTGATGATTATGGCTATGGTATTTTAGAGATTGTGAATGCCACACATATTTATTGGGAACAGATCAGTGTGGATCATTATCCCTCAAAAGTAATAGATCGTAAATGGTATGTTAAATAAGTGTTTAATTTATAATTACTTAATTTTCAAAAATTTTTATATCCTATAGTATGCCTTAATGTATATATGCTTTTCTTTTTACAATCAAACCCGTCGCTTTTTCACTCATAACATATAGATCACCATGATTCAATTGTATGATTAGAACTCTTCTTTCTTGTTGTGGAAGATACCTGGATATCCAATTGATTCTTCCCATGGATCACTATGTGTAAATAATTTTCCATATGTTGCCAAGATTGGAACGCGATCAAGTTGTTCTTCTTCAAAAGTTCTGGGTATGTATCTATATTCTATTTTTGGTGGTAAGCATAAACTTTCATTTTTACTTCCCATTAATATAAACATAGCACCTAAAAATATGAAAAAAACTATTAATGATTTCATCTATATATTATATTAATGTTAAAAAAATTAATATAATTTTTATAATTTTTACAATTTTTATAATTTTTATAATTTTTATAATTTTTATAAATAATTAGAAAATATTCTTTGTGACCTCTTTAAGGTTATTATCCGCATTTCCAGAAACATCATTAGCATCATGGCTCATTGTTTCTGTATCATTGGAGGGAGGTGGGAGTTCTTGTTCTCCTTCCTCCTTGCGTCTCATCCATGGATCAGCGTGACCACCTGATGAAAAATCATCATCTGGTTTAGTATCATCAGCAGTAATTGCTGCTTGTTGAGTACCTCCACCATTTACATTATTTTCTGCAATTACCTGATTAAAAGCCCGATCTTTTTCATCAAGGATTTCCCTAAATTCATTAATCTTATCAGTCTTATCTCCTTCAGGTTCTTTACTAAGATCAAGATCACCTTTCTGGGCTGCTTCTTGTTTTTTCTTAAGATTATCTTTAATAGCAGCATCAACTCTTTCTTGTTTCTCTTGTTGATAGAACATATCTCTTTGCTCGGCATTAACTTTGTAGTTCTTCATCAATTCATTCAATTGTCCTTCTTGGTACTCTGCATCAATATCATCAGAATTAGAAGGGTCCCATGGCAACCAGTAACCCACCTGTCCTAAGAAGACATTGAACTTAGAATCGCGTTTTTGTAATATAGATGCTCTTACTTTTGCTTCCTTCAATGTGTCATACACACCACGAACTTTCACACCACGCATGGAGGTCTGGTAATCAACCGTTTCATCAAATTCATCATTAACTTCTTTCTCTTTAGAAATTCTAAAATCTTCAACCATATCATTAACTTTTTCGTAAGTAAGTTTTTCAAGGTCTAAATTAAGGAGATAATTTCTTTTATTTTCATCAGTTAAGAGATCTTGTAAGAATTTTTTCATAAAAAATACCTCTTTTTGTTTAATAACTTTTTCTGGTGAAATAAAAGACAGGCATACATAGTTTTGTCCAGGAATTGGTTGGTCAACTTCTAAGAAATCTACTTCCTGATCTTTTGACATTTTTATAATAAATGATATTGATATATTTTTAAGTAATTTTAAACGTAATTAATTTATAAAAAAATAATAAAATATATAGGAAATTTTATATAAAAATGCGTTAAATTATTTTCTTTGTATAATGTATAAAAAATGGAATTCGGAATAGACTGGGTCGAAGTTGTAAGAAGAGCACTTAAATACATTTTTGAAGGTTTAGCTGTCGGTTTAGCCGCTATGTATTTAATCAAAGACAGTAATTTAGAATCAGCCTTTATGGTTGGTATTACTGCAGCAGCATCATATGCATTACTTGATATGTGGAATCCATCTGCAGGTGTAAGTAGTAGATTAGGTTCAGGTTTTATGATTGGAAGTCAGCTTGTAGGTGGTCTTTAAATTTATCATAAAATAAAAAATGATTAAAAATATGATATATATTGTATAATATTTTTAATAAAATTACTATAATGGCGTCACATACAATATATTTAAAAACAGAACTTAATAAAATGGTTGCTGGTTGTTTTGGGGGGTATCTTGATAATATAATTAAATATTATGAAGATAAAAATTTTATTGATTTAAAGTTGAAATATACAACTCCTGTATCTTTATATATATTATATGAAAAAAATAGTATATATAGTATAAATACATGGTATTTATATGAATATAAAAATGCATATAAATTAGATAATCAATATAATTACATATTATTAGATAATGCATTTGATAAACTTTATTTATTAAATCCATATGAACCATCATCTACTGATATTTATCATGGTTTATCACGATTAGGTGGTAATCATTATATTATTAAAAGTATTAGAGAATATAATGGTAGAAATTATGAATTATTACAAAAAACGATGTCTAGACAAGATAATATTGATAATATTAACAGGTTTAGTAATATTAATGGTATGGATATAGAATTAAAATTATTATTAAGAAAATTAGATAATAATCAAAAAGTTGAACAAATATGGAAATGGACGGATACATTTTCAAAAAAGGATTCGCCTGCTGTATTAATATCTGAAAAGATTATAGATAGTGGTAATGGAAATACTATTAAATGTGCTTCTAAATATTGATAAATATATATTATAATGTTATTTCTTTAATTTTTATGCACCGGTAGGATATTTGTTTTCCGAGGTCTATTGGATTATTTTTAAGGATTTTATCAAAGAATGTTTGATATCTTAAAATATGTGTATCTCCGGCATATATAAATATATTTTTAGTATATGGTTTGAAAAGTCTTGCTAATAAATAAGTGTCCATAATTATTGCATTCATTTCAACATATATATCATATAATTTATGTATATGTAGATCAAATGTGAAAGTATTATATGGTTTTTTATATAAAAAGTCATAAACGGATTTAATATTTTTATTATAATCATATTTATATTTATTTTTAAGTTCTAATAATTGTTTTTTCATAAATCTATCTATCTTTGTGGAATATATTTTATCAATTTTATTGAATTGAGTTTTAATTTTTTCACATTGTAAAATTTTTAATATATTTTTATATAATTTATCAATTGTATCAAAATTCTTTATAATCGGTATAAATTTTTTAACTATTTTTGAATCAATTCCTTTATAAACCATTTCTAATATTACATGTAATATTTGAATAAAATTATTCATATTAATATTTTCATTACAATGACTAACTCTAAAATCTGCTGCATGAAATCTTATATTTGGAAATTTATATTCACATAATTTCCTATTTTTCGTAAAACATCCATATTTTTCATAATATTTTTGAACTTCAACAAAACCAGTTTTTGTTAGTAATTGTGTTTTATAAGATTGTATAAAACTCGATTTATAATTACTATCTATATTAGAATATGGTGCTTCTAAGAAAAAATCTATATATTTATTATTATATTTTTTAGCTAAATTATTTATAAGTTTTGGTATAGTAATACTTTTTTCTTTACATCTATAATATTTTGAGTAATGTACATCGCCAAACATAAATATATTTTTATCATTAATCTTATATTTACTATATGAAACTGGACCAGAAATTAATAAATTTTTCATTATAAATAATTCAATATTTTATAATATATCACTATATATTATTATATTATAAAAATGATTGATAATAAAACAAAAATAGATAATATTATAATTAAAAATGGTATTCCAATTTATGTTAAAAAATGGAAACCATCATTACTAAAAAACTATAAGATAAATGTACATGGATTAATTATAAAAATGGAAAATTATCATATAGTAAAAAAGAATTAAAGAATAAGTTCTTAAATAATAATTATCCTATTGCATTTTTAATAGGAAAAAATACTGTCTCAAGTGGTGAATTTATTGCATCAACTTTTTACCGCAATCAACCAAATATAAAAATTTTTGGAGAAAATACAGGTGGATAATTATCAAATAATTTTACATATAATATAACATCTGAAATAAAATTAAATTGTACAAATATAATATATTAATGAAATATATATTTTATCATAATATTAATGATATACCAAAAAATATTTTAACACAATTTGATAAAAAAATATTTCATACAAATAATTCAATATTACTATTTATAGATGATTTATTATCAGGTCTTAATACTAAAACATATGTAATATTAGTTGTAATGGATAATGAAAAATTAGTAGGAACATTAGGTATTGCTTATTTATCTTCAAAAATTAAAAAATTAATGAATTTGGAATTTCTTGAAAGGACATATGATGTGAGAAATATATATATATTACCTGAATATCGTGGTAAAAAAATATGTTCTAAAATGATCAATAAATTAAAAAAGTATGTTTATCCAAAAGTAAAAAGATTAAATTTATGGGTTGATTCAACAAATATAGCAGCTATAAAATGTTATAAATCTTCTGGATTTATAGAATACAAAAATAAAAAAGCCATAAAGTGGTTAAATGATAATATTGAAAAATATTTTGGTTTTATTAATGAAAATAAATTGGTATATTATACAATAAAATTATAAAGAGACTTCTAAAAATATTCCGAAATGATCTGATGGATATACATTATCGTAGATTGGTTCTGTACCTATCAACTCTTTCTTTCCTATTTTACACCTCTTATTCATAAATATTCTATTCAATCTTTATCTTTCATATTCATATATTTCATATTGAAGATATATTATTCTTTATTTATTTAATTATTTAATTATAAATTCTTTAATTAACAATAAAATTTTATTATAAATTGTTTATAATAAAATCATAAAAAATTAATTAGATTATTAATTTATTACATTCTTTATTACATTCTTTATATTTTTTACTCAAAATATTTTTATTATCAAGAATAGATAGTTCAATATATTTTTTAGATAAATCCCAATCATTAATTTCTATATCATCTTTTTCTTTAAATTTTTTAAGAATGTAATATATTTTATCAGCATTTTTAAATTCTTCATAATCAGCACTTTTATAAATATCTTCTTTAGAACTATTTTTAGATTTTAGCATTGTATTCATTCTATTTTTTCCATCATTAATATATTCGTTTAAAAATTTAAACGTATTATTTGTAATCATATTGATAAATTTCTCTTTCTCAGTATGTTTCCATTTGCCATTACTATATATATGTCCATATTTACTTCGATGTCCTTGTAAATATAGATTCCTATTTTCCTCCTTTTCTATATTCAATTTAACAAAAAAATCACTCAAATATTGACCTTCTTCTTCATAATCTTTTTCAAATATTGCCCTAGCATCCCCATATTCTAAATTGGTCTCATTACCAAAATCATTTAATACTATATTTAAGTTCTCTATATTTTCAATATTTATAATATTATTTGTGACATTATTTGTTATATATGTATTACCATTTTGTTGAACAGTATTTTTATGTACTGATTTAATATGTCTTGTTAGATTTGTTTTATAGGTAAAAATTTTTCCACATGTTTGACAGGATAATCCATTATCTTTCAAAGTTTGAATTTGTACAAATTTAGTAAATAATTCATTATAATTTTTAAGTATGATATCTCTACTTATATCGAGATATGTAGGTGGACATATATTTTTTCTTTGTAAATGTTTATCAATTCGCGAAAATTCACCACCACATCTAACACAAATTTTGCTCATTATATATTTATATATATATAAAATCTTTATATAATTTTGTGATGGTCTGTCTTCCAAATCTTCCAACCTTGTTAAATCCCCTTCGATAAAGATTATATATTCATCAAATAAATATCGTTATGGTTGTGAAATATGTAATTTCATAAATTAAAAATGATCCAAAATGATCCAAAATGATCCAAAATGATCCAACCAAAAATCTTCTATTTTTATTATATGAATTATTATATGAATTATTATATGAATTATTATATGATTTTTTTGTATATTACTTTAAAAAATTACTATATGTAAACTTGGTACATAACTTCATAAAAATATTAATATTAGAATTTATGGTCTATTTTAAATAATGCTTCCAAATCTTCCAAATCTGTTAAAAAAACTTTAGCAAAGAATATATAATTATCAAGAGTTTTTAGGTATGATTATGAAATATGTGAATTCACAATCATAAAATGATCCAAAATGATCCATCCAAAACCTTCCATTATTGTTATTTTTGTACAAGATAATGATAAGATCATATCAACAATATTTTGGTATGAATGTTAAACCCTTCATTTTGAAAATTTAAAATGATCTACCAATGGAAGGATGTCAGTAAGATAATGATCCACCTATAATTAACACAATTATTATCATAATAAGTAATTGTGTTCTGGAATTGTTAAAAAATATTACCATAAAATTGGAAGGAAATTGATCCAAAATAAAAAAAATGTGTGCGCGTTATGTAAAAAAATAATTGATTCAAAATTGAAAAAGAAAATTAAAAATATTTGAAAATATATATTTATAAAATTTTTAAAATTTTTATGTTACACACACATTTTTAAAATTTTGGATCAATTTCCTTCCAATTTTATGGTAATCAAAAATGTTTTCAAAAAATATTTATGATTGTATATAATAATAAACCTGTAAAGTATGGGTGGATCATTATATTACTGTTACCCTTCCATTGGCGGATCATTTTCCTTCCAATTTTATGGTAATGAAAAACAAATACAATACTTTATTAGCTATGAATATGATAATAAACAACAAATTTATAAGCTGATCATCTCTTACTGATAGTCTTCCAATTTCATAAAGAAACTTCTAAAAATATTCCGAAATGATCTGATGGATATACATTATCGTAGATTGGTTCTGTACCTATCAACTCTTTCTTTCCTATTTTACACCTCTTATTCATAAATATTCTATCCAATCTGGATCTATATTTACCCTTGATATTTGCGTTTTTAGTAGAATCAAAGGTGTAATCTGTTTCAACATCTTCTAAATAATCTGGCATCATAACGTGATCTTCCATATTAGTATCTCCCATGATGAAGATATTATCTTTCTCAGTTATTTTATCAAATATTTCCGCTAACTGTTCATATTTAAGATCTGTTTTATAGTCACTTTCTAAATGAATACCGATAATTTTTATCAATTTATTCCCTTTTTTAGCTGTAATATGGTGGTATTTTCTATTCATATATGTTTTTGGTAGTTTCATCACAATATGTTGTATAATTGGAAATTTACTGAGAATCACGGTACCATAACAGTCCGATTCCATTTCAAATGAGATAGAGAAATGATAGAATTTATCCAAATTTTTTTTCAAAATTGTGAAAATTGGTAAAGTTACCTCTTGCAGAGAGACAAAATCTGGTCTCTTATCCAATATTATTTCGCATATATATCTGATACGATTCTGCATATGGTAATTATCAAACCAAAGATTGTATGTTAATGTAGAGAGTTTAGTCATTATATATACAATGGTACTATTTTTTATACCATTGTGTATACTATTTTTTATTTTACGATAAAAAAAATTTGATTGTTATAATTGATTTATTATACTACTGTAAAATAAGGAAATGAGCGTTTTTCAAGAAAGATATTTAGGTTATGACCAAATTATTACAAAACCCCTTCGTAAATATATGGAAGAAAATGGGTACACATATATTGCGCATTTTGTTGACAGAAACGATGGGGATAATGGTGTAGAATCTTACTCACTTAATATCATATTAAAAAAAGACAGTGATGAATCTAAGATCCTACAGGTCTGGTATTGGGAGAATTGGTACACTGACTCTGAAAAATCAGCAAATTTAATTAGTCAACGGGTTATTCCAGAAGGTGTACCAATGACCAAAAGTGGCTGCTAAGCACTAAGACTTTTTATAATAAAATTTTATAAAATATAAAACTACTTAAACAAATGGTAAAATAATAATAAATAATTATGAATGAAGTTAAAATTGGTATGGTAGGTAATGTAGATTGCAGTAAAACTACATCAGTAAGTGTATTGATCAATAATATTTTAGATAATGGGCGAGGAAGTGCCAGAAGTAAAATAATGAAACACATTCATGAACAGGAAACGGGACGAACTTCTTGTATTTCAGAAAATTATTTAAGAGTAGAAGATAAAAATAAGTACATTTCTTTTGTAGATTTAGCAGGACACGAAAAATATTTAAAAACAACTATGTGTGGATTGTCTGGACACTATATAGATTATGCGATGATTTTTGTGGGTGCTAATATGGGTATTTCTAAAATGACTATTGAACATTTAATTTTAGCGATTACATTAAAAATTCCATTTATTTTTATTGTTTCTAAGATTGATATTGCACCTGAAAATATTTTGAAAGAAACCATCGATGAAATTAAAGATATGGTGAGAAAAATGAAAATAAGGCAACAAATTCCTATTCTCTTTGATAAAGAAAAAGAATTATTAGAGATTAATTTGGATACAATGTTTCCGATTTTCTGTATTTCTAATAAAACGGGTGAAGGTGTAGATAAATTGCGTAATTTTATAACTAATTTAGAGCCAAGATTTAAATGGGATGAAGAAAGTGAAACAGTATTTTCAATCAATCACAAATATAATGTGAAAGGTATTGGGACAGTATTTTCTGGTAAAGTTGTAGGTGGTAAAATATGTAAGAATGATAAATTATTGATAGGACCATTTCAAGGGAAGTGGATTAACGTGATAGCTAAATCATTACATGATAATTTCAAGAATAATGTAGATGAATTGAATGCAGGTGAGAGTGGATGTATTGCAATAAATTCTAAGACAGATTTTTCTAAGAATAGATTAAGGAAAGGATTATTTTTAATCAATCAGATAAATAGAGATGCAATAGAATATTTTGATGCAGATGTTGCAATTTTAACAAAACATTCAACTACAATGCGAAAAGGTTACTCTCCGATAATTAATTGTAATACAGTATCACAAACAGCAAAAATAGTTGATATTTATGATAGAGAGGTATTAAGGTGTGGTGATAGATCAAAAGTAAAGTTTCAATTTTCATTTAGACCGGAATTTATCAAAGAGGGTGAACGATTTGTATTTAGGGATGGTAAGACAAAAGGATTTGGAATGATTACAAAAATATATTGAAATATATTATATGGTAGAGAAAATAAGTAAATTAGAAACTGCTGCAATTAGTATGAAATGGGTATCAAATATATCACTGTCATTATTTTGTATAATAATGTATTTAGGTATTCAAGGTTATGATAATCCATATAAAATATGTGTTGGATTTTGTTTATTATTTTTTATAATATTTGTATTGACAGTGATACCAAGTTATATTATAAATTTTATTTCAGATTGGAAAAAGTGCAATGATGAAAATATAGAAGAAAAAGATAGAAAGTCTAAAGGTAAAATTGTAATGGAATATTTAATACCAATTTTCACTTTAAAAGGTAAAATTGTTATGGAATATTTAATACCAATTTTCACTTTAATTATACTATACGCTTGGGCAAAATGCAGAGATCAAGCACCATTATATGGTGAGAGTAAAACATATAATATCTTTTCAATTGTTGGATTAGGTCCAATATATTTAGGAGAGGCTATTAAAAAAGGTACTTGGATAGAGATGAATGAATTAAATCAAAATGGTGGGGGATTTTTATCAACAATTGGTTCATTTATTTTGAAGATGTACACATATATCTTGACAACTATTTCAATAATGACATATATTTATGGTTTATCATGGATAACTAAGACGGGTGGATTGATAGTTTCAATAATATCTATTAGTTCATTAATTTATACAACATTAGGTAAAAGTATTTTAGGATATGTTCCAAAAAATAAGGAATTATTGGGTAAGAATAATTTGTTTTTTAAGTTTATGCAATACAGAGTGTATGAAGATAATTGGATTAGTAAATTAGGTGCATTGATTAGAAGATTTACTTTATTAGGATTAGATACAGATGCTTTGGATAAGTTAATTGATACACCAGAATACAATAATATTTTACCAAGAAAATCATTAGAAGAGTATGAGAAAAATAGATTAATATTTATGAGTGATAAAAAAGATAATAATGTATCATTTATTGAACAATGGACATGGGAAACTTTACCATATTTATATCATTGGGTTATCTTATCATTTATTGGATATATATTAGGTGGAATTTTTTTAATAATTATGTATGGAATGAAATAAAATACTTGTATAATAATATAGATATGTCATATCAGGTTGAATGTCCCAATAATACATATATGTGTTATGATAATTTAGTTAAAATTATGAAAAATATTAAAGAACAACAGGATAATGTTGCAGATCAATGTTCATCAACTTTTAATAGTAATATAACTTCTTGTAGTAAAATAGAAAATTCAAGTGGCGACAAAAATAATAGTTGTAATAAATGTGATTATTTATTTGAAAAATTGGTTAAAGGCGATACAACGTGTAAAGAATTGTTTGATAGTTTAAATGGAATGCATATAGATGAATTGAAGGCACAAATTAAATATAATTTGTTTCAATTAGTGCATATGAAAACAAAAATTGAACCGGCAAGAGTTTATGGAACCTTTACGTGGTGGAAAAAGTATATATGGGGTATAAATAAGATTCAAAATTATATCTACATAGTTTCATTTACGATTGCATTAATAATGATTTCATATCTGATTTATGAGAATATTTCAACTATATTGTCAGATTATAGTACATTGTGGGCTGTGGTGACATTAATATCTGCCATAGTTGTCTGTATCATTATTATGGTTTACACATTGAAAGATGTTGAATATAAACCAGCATCAATTTCTTATGATAAACGTATTGTTGAAAGTAAAAAAGCGATGTATGGTAAAAAGGTAAGAGATAATTGGACGGGTGATAAGACGGAGGATACTACAAATGTAGCATGGATAATATCTGTAATTATTATATGTTATTTTATAATTTTAGGTTTTGAATATTTAGGTTTATCTAAATTAATTGGTCAAAGATTTGGAGACTTATTGCATAATTTCATGTTATTTACATTGATTGGATTGGTAATAGCTATCAATATGTTTTATACATTTTTGATTCCACAATTTATCATAGTTGGTATTATCTTACAGAAAATTCTTTTAACTGGTGGAAAAGATATTAAATTAACAGTGATGCGTGTAATAATTCTTGCATTTATTTGTGGAGTCACGATTTATGAGAGTATTAGAGAAGAAGAGACAACTGAGAAAGGAGTCTGTACACAAGACGAGAATCCCAATATTATATGGCAATATGCATTTATTTTTGTGGCATTATTTGTGATGTTTATTTTATATGAATTGGAATTGTGGGGAGAAATAGATATTGGTATTAAAAGTTTCACAGATAATAATAATGGATTGGGCTTATTTTTAGAGCCTTATATTAGTGTATTTAAAAATATTCAAGAATATTCAAAGATATCTGGTCCATAAAAAAATATAATTAACTATTATAGTAATGTCTGATTCAACACAATTAATAGGACCAATTATATCTGGAAGTATATCATTAATAATATTGGGTTTTTTAATAGCGTGGATTTCACTTAGACGTAATGAAATATATGGATTATTCGGGAATTCAAGATTTATAATATTTTTAATTATTTTTATAATCAATATTGGAATTTCAATTGGTTTTTCATATTCTAATATTAATTTCTTATTTGAAAACAAAGAAAAACTTCCAGTATTTCAGAAAATTATATTATTTGTTGTTTTTGGATCATTAGTTTTAGTAATTCTAATTTTGTTAATTCCAATAGTTATTTATTTTATAAATAAAACTACTGGTGTTAATTTGATTCGTGTATTTAATTTACCTAATTTACCTAATTTTTTTGGTTTTTTAAATTTACCTAAAATAATAATAGTTTCATTAATATTGGGGTTGTTAGTTTTAATAATTGGTATGATATTATTAGTAGTTTATAAATATAATATAGATAATGAAAAAGAAGAAAAATATAATAAAAAAATGTCAGAGAGAAGATCCACGTTAATTGGTGATATAGTTATTGGTTTAACATCCTCTATAATGATTGTATTATTAATATTGTCAATATTTAAGTTTGATAATATTGCAATAAAAGTATTTTCCGTATTATTCATAATTGTATTAATTATTGGAGCAATAGTATGGTATTTATCATCTAAAGATAATAGTGATGATATAAAAGATTCAAATTTAGATATTAAATATCCTGAGCCAACATCAAGAAAATTAAAATTGAAAGAATTAAAGAAATTATTGAAAAAACTGGGTGATTTTAAAATGGATAATGAATGTAAAATAGATGATCAATCTGATTGTAACTATTTATATAAACAATATATTGCATCTGGTGGAGATGAAAAAGTTTTAGATGAATTACTTGATCAATTAGCAAGTATGAAGAATAAAAATGGTGAAGAAGATAATACAGGATTGATCAATCAGGCAATATTTATTATATATCAATTGTTACAATGTAAGATTGAGTTAGACGATAAGGAGACAATTTATAAATTTGGTACATGGGCTTGGTGGAAAAAGAATATTTTTATGTCTGATAATAATAAAGATCCGATTGATCCCATGCAGAGATACATATATTTTATATCTATTTTGGTGGGTATTTTATTTTTATTTGTTAATTTATATCAATATGGAATAAATGTAGAAACTATATTTGGTATAGATGGTAAACAAATATTCACAATTGATTGGTTATTGAGAGCAATTGCTATATTTGGTACTTTAACATATATAGGATTAATATCATGGTCGGTAATGTATAATCTATTATCCAGTCCCGATTCTGTTGAAGTTGATAAACCTGTTTCAAAAGAGTATCAAAGATATATTTCTGATTATACTACAGACCCAACAACTCAAAAGGAGAAAACAGGTTTAATTTCTCTCTTTGGTGGATGGATTTCAGCGATCATTGTTTCGGGAATATTGAGTTATATGGGTGGAGAATCACCATTTGGTGTATTAAATAAGATTAATGCAATAGCTATTATAATGGCATTTGTGATAATATTTAATGGTTATTACATATGGTTAATGCCCCAATTATTTATTATAGGTGTATTGATACAGAAATATATTCTTTCAACAGATATGTTTGATAACCCACTCTCTATGATTGTGAAAGGTATTATTGTGGTTGCAGTGATATTTGCCTCTTTTTATGATACAACTTATAAACCAGAGAATGTAGAAAAAGATGACAAGAAATATAAAGGGTTTGCATCAACATATAATAAGCCAGTTTGGTACATATTTGGTATTTTAATGTTCTTGATATTACAGAATGGTGTAGAAAGTTTTATAGGTGAAACGGGTAATTATGGTGAAAATAATTGGTCATTAATTTTGGTGCCTGCTGTGAGATATATAATTAGTATTATTATTAGGACGGATGTATCCTACGATGTTCTAAGCATAAGTAATAATATGTAAAAAAAATTGAATTAATATAAACTTTTTATAAAAAAATTTATATTATTAAATGAGTAAATCTATTTCTGAGTCTTCAACTAATGAATTGCTGGAAAGAATAGAAAAACACAAATTTTGTATTCGTTTGATTGATGCAGAGTTATCTAAAAGAAATGATAATTCAGTTTCTATCAAAAAAGGGATTAAAATTAAAACAAATACTTCCTCCAATGATGCTATTAATAAAGTTTTGCCTAAAAAAGCTTCTTCATCTAAAAAGGTTTCACCTAAAAAGGCTTCATCTAAAAAGGATATAGCTACAAGAGATGATATGAAAGTTATTCTTAAAAGGAAAGGTATTGAATTTAAAGAGAGTGCAAATAAAATGGAATTACAGGAACTTGTACGTAAAAATAATTTGGTTAGAGTTGTTGAGAATTATCATAAAGAGAGGTGTGCAACTTAATATTATTATACGTACTAAATTATAAAAATATATCTTAGGAATGATTAATGAAATTCAATAAAAATTTGTCGATTATAATTAAAAATAATAGAATAATATCAAGACAAAACGGGAGTACCCCAGGAGTTTATAAATTTTTTAATGTTGAACCAAATACAAAATATAAAATAAATTTATATGGATATAATTCTCGTGTTGCTACAACATTATGGATGGTTGATAATGAAAAAACTTCAAATGATTTAATAAGAGATGTAACTGATTTGTATTATCAAAGTAATAATCAAAAAATAGTAAAAATAGGAGTTTTATTTAAATATGCCAGGTATGGAAATTATTTTGATTTAGGTGATATTTATCTTACAAAAATAGATAATTATGAAAATACTCAAATAAATAATAGTATAGTTAATAATTTGAATGATGAGATTTTAAAGGAGTATTATTTAATTAAAGATGAAATTAATAAATTATCGATTTCTATAATTATACCATGTCATTATAAACATTTTAAATATTTATCACAATTATTAAGTTTTTACAATCATCAAACAATAATACAAAAAGAAATTATAGTAGTATTATCTCAATCAAATATGTTAGATGAAAAAAGTATTGAAGAATTGAAAAATAATAAATATTTATATGAATTAAAAATTATTTGTGTTAAGGAGAAAAGTCCAGCAGGTAGAAATAGACATTTAGGATCAAAAGATGCAACAGGAGATATTATAATTTTTCAAGATGCAGATGATTTACCTCATTTACAGAGGAATGAGATAATATATAAATGTTTTATTAATTATCCGCAAATTGATCATATATTGCATGGATATTCGAGATATCATATTATTTATAAAAAATACAATATTAATAATATACCTATAAAAATATTTAACCACAATATGTTTTATAATCATAATGAAATGGCATCATATAATTTGACAAATGGTAATATAGCTATTCGTAAAAATGTGGTTGACAAAGTTAAATGGGAAGATGAAAAATATCGTGGTCAAGATGTTATATTTAATAAAAATTTATATACACTTTTAAGAAAATATTTGATAATTAGATTACCATTATATGTATATAGAGAGAAATTATCTGTTAAAAAATATGTAATCGATAATAATAATCGTATGCGATTTAATATATAAAAATATATATATTGTGTAAGTATATGTTTATATTAAATAATAAAGTGAAAGTAGTAGATAATAGAGTAATAGTATATCAAAATTATAGTACACCTGGTGTATATAAAATATTTAATGTAAATAGGAATACTAAATATAGAATAATTTTAGAAGGGTATGAAGGTTTAATTAATACAAAACTATGGATAGCTGATATGAATAATAGGAAAATATATTTTAAAAATATTTCTAATATGGATATTATATATCATAATTTTAATTATAATAGGATTAAAGTTGGTGTATTATTTAGTGGTAATTTTAAAATAGGTGATTATTATAAACTACAAGATATAAAAATAATAGAAAATTTAAAAAATACAAATAGTAACATAAATATAAATAATAATGAAATAAATGAATTGAAAATGTATCAAGATATAAATAATAATGAAATAAATGAATTGAAAATGTATCAAGATATATATTATAATATAAAATCTAAAATAATACAAAATAATAATAAAATAATAGAAAACGATAATAAAATAATACAAAATGATAATAAAATAATACAAAATGATAATAAAATAATAGAAAATGATAATAAAATAATAGAAAATGATAATAAAATAATAGAAGAAACTAAATTATTTACGAATGTATTAGTAAAAGATAAGATAGTTATACAATTATGTACTGCATATAATATTAAGTATTTTGATTCATATGCAAAAAGAAAATATCATTTAACATCCTATTATGATAAAACAAAACCTGTTATATTTTATGGTTGTTATACTAATTCAGACTTACGTAGAATTAAAAATCATACAGGACATAAAGTTTTAATATGGGGAGGTTCAGATATTATGAATAAGAGTATAATATCATCTGTATTTAGAATAAAAAATTTAAAACATATTGCACAATCTTCATTTATAAAGAAAGATTTAAAAAGAAATCATCAAAAATATATTTATTTACCTTTTGCACCAACAGTTAATTATAATTTTTATTCACCTGTAAAGAAAGGATCATGTATTTATGTTTATACTAATGCATGTAACCAAGAATTTTATGGTTCTAAAATTTATTATAAATTAATAAGACAATTTCCAAGAATAAATTTTATTATAGCGACAAATGTTTCTTCATATTATGAAGCAAAGAGAAGAGGATTGAATTATAAATATTTACAAACATTTAATCCCTGTGATATGCATAGAGTCTATAACAAGTGTTTTATAGGTTTAAGATTGACAAAACATGATGGAATATCTGCAACAGTTCAAGAATTGGGTATGTTAGGTATTAAAACAATACATAATGGTAAAACACCAAATTGTATAAATTATAATACATATGAAGATATTGTTAAAATTATTAAAGAAGAATATGAGAATATAGGTAAAATAGATGAAAAAGTAAGTTGTGATACAAGAGATCATTTAAAAATATGCGATGATTTACTACCTTATTTATTTGATACTATAACAATAGGTAGTGAAATATATGTGATGATAAATTATAATAAGTGGCAAAGTTACAAAAGTTATATTAAACGCAAGAAGAATATTTGGGTAATGTACAATAATAATGGCGATAAAATTAGAAGAAATAATGATATATCATCATATGTATTGCCGACAGAAGGATGGTATTAAAATATATGTGATAACAAATATTTATCACATATAAATATGACAATAAATTGCTGAAGTATTTGAATTTAGGAAAATAAAGTGTTGTAAAAAATAGGATATAAAAAAATATAATAAAATATAATATATATGAATAATAAAATCATGGAAAGCATAAAATATTATCACGATTTACCATTTTATTACAAAGATATTTGTTACAGTAAATTTAGATACTATTTTCAAACATACATTAATACTTCTTATAATAATTCTAAAATAACTGATAATATTTATATTTCAGATTTTCCATCTGCATGTAATAAAGATAAATTAAAAGAAGATGGAATTACACATATTTTATGTGCTATTTTAGGACTTGATCCAATCTTTCCGGAAGAATTTACATATAAAAACGTACATGTGAGAGATGTAACTCATGAAAATTTAAATAAATATTTTGATGAATGTGTAGATTTTATAGATTCGGTTGTTAAAAGCGGTGGTAAAGTTTTAGTTCATTGTTCTTATGGTGTTTCACGTAGTGCAAGTATAGTACTTGCATATTTAATAAAAAAACATGATTTAACATATGATGAAGCTTATAAATTTGTGAAAGCACGTCGTGATATCATAGAACCAAATGATGGTTTCAAGAAGCAATTAAAGAAATACTAAGCTTTTTTATCGCAAATAAATTTGGCAGTAAAAAGCTTTTTAGACACTTGTAATAAATTATTTTACAAATTAGTTAAACTAATATCTCTGAACTTTATAAAGAAGTATTCTATAATATTTCTTTATAGTTTGCAAAAAAACTTTAATATTTAATACAATTTTTTGGATAGATAATAACCTCTGGTTATTATCAAACACTTACCAGCAAACTTGTTTGCGTTCGCTTTTAGCGATTTCGTGTCAAGCTTTTTTTATCGCAAATAAATTTGGCAGTAAAAAGCTTTTTAGACACTTGAAATAAATTGCCAGTTAAGCTCTTGACAAATTCCTTTCCAAATATTATCATATCTTAGTAATTTATTATTATTTAATATGGTGTAAATGTTCACGAAAGTGATAAAAATTTTTATAACTCATTTTTATAAAGAAGTATATATATATTATATTTCTTTATATAAAATAAAAAACTTTTCATTCCAAATTTATTTGCGGTGTGAAAAAGTTTAATAATATTCATTACCGTTTTTTAATTAAACTTTTACTGTTAAATTTATTTGCATTGAAAAAAGCTTTTTTAAACACTTTTAATAAATTCCCAATTAAGTTCTTTACAGATTCCTTCCCAAATTCTGTCTTGTTGATGTAATTTTTCTCTACTTTTTAGTAAAGGAAAGAGACTTTTAAGTTCATCGAGACCCAATAGTTCAACAAATTTGTGTAAAACATAAGAGTAAGATAAGAAATTCTTTCTATTTTTTTGTATATTTGGACAAACTTTAGCAAAAGGTTCTTGAATTTCCTCAAACATACGTTTAAGTTTTTCTTCAACATGAGGTTTAATCGTTGGTGGTTGTTTACCATTTAATCTGCAAATAATGTGTGGAACATGTTCATAATATTTATTGTAACCTAATTTTTTAAGATAACCACGTACCTTTTCGTTTGTTAATAATGCTAAATTTGTAATTCGTTCTTTTTTAATTTCGATCAATAATTTATCGAAAACTTCTTGGCTAATATCAGTGCTTTCTCTTGCTTGTGTTTGACTTAACCCGTCAATATAAAACCATTTATACAATTTGTATAAACTCATATGCTCGGGTCCTCTAATAAGACTTCATCATATGACCCTATCTCTAGGGGGACGGACTATACCTTAAGCCATCATTGAGATTGATTAAACCTCTCAGACCCACTCTCATCTAGTCTCTGAACCTTCCCCATATCCTTATCATAATAGACTTAGGGGCTTGGATGCGGATTGTCCAATCTTTTGCGTTGTTACCATACTCAGGGGTATTACCTCGACCACTTCATAGTTTCCAGATGAAGCTTGGTAGCAAAAGTTCTTAGGAGTTTCCCGCAATTTGGGAGTGTTGCCTTTAAAGAATTACTTAATTAGAATAAATTTCGTTCAATAAAGACTAGAAAGTTTCGAAATATAAACATATTTTCATTTTATTTTTGATAAAACTTTTTTTGAAAAAGTCTATAAATACGGTATCTCCACTATTTATCCTTCACACCATACCGCAAGGTGAAGGTAGCTTCCTGTTCAGAACAGTTATATGATCAATAACTTTAATCAACAACATTGTAATCTTGTTTTACTTGATTTAACGTTTCAATACAAATGCGGAGTTTTTCTTCCATGGATAATTTTTTGTTAGTAAATTTTCTGGTATATCTTTTACTTTTTTAACATGATATTTTCAGCGCCTATCTGTTCCCCAAGGTGTGTCATATTTACCAATGTATTTTTTAGCTTGTCCTATATAGGATTTACCATATGTTTTATTTGTAATTTTATAGATTTCTCCGTAGTGCACTTGTTTGTTTATAGTTACTATATATGTATCTTATCTTTACAAAGTTTTAAATTCGTTAATAACAAGTAAATATAATATTTTTTAGTTTATCAACCAAAAAATAACAAGAGTTTGTTGTTAAAGTCCTTAGATGATCTAAGAATTCTGAATAATGATTGCGTCTCTTGTAAGCAAAATATGATATTTCAGGAGGTGGATCTTTGTATGATGGTCTATCGCTATCGATTACAACGAATTCAGTGTCTCCACACATTTCGCAAACCATAATACCTTCTTCTTGAATAAGTGTTTTTTCGCAATTGCATATATTGCATTTGGTATAATTTTTTTCGACATTGATGCAACCGATATATGCTGGGTCAACAATTTTAAGGTATTGATCAAGCATATCGGCACGTTGGAAGTTTTCTTTGGTGATAACAAAATCACTCATTTTTTTATCAATATTATCGTTTTTATTTTCATCATTATTTACATTATTATTATTTACATTATTATTATTTACATTATTATTATTTACATTATTATTATTATTATTTACATTATTATTATTTACATTATTATCATTATTATTATTTACATTATTATCATTATTATTATTTACATTATTTACATTATTATTATTTACATTATTATCATTATTATTTGTAATAGGATTTGAAAAAAAGTTAACAATAGATGTTTCAGTTTTATCTATTGGTGTAGTTTTAATATTTTCTTTATTTTCAGATTTTAATGCAATGGAATCTATATTATTATAATATTCACATAATAAATCACCAGTTTGTAAATAATATTGACTTTCTTCTTCATCATTTTCAATAATATTTATTTCATTTTTTATATTTTTTATTGAATCAGCTAAAGAAAATTTCTCATTTAATTGTTCCGTTGTTAGCTCTTTATTTGGAATTTTCTTTAGCTCATTATATTTATTTGTTAAATTAGATAAGGTTTTGCGCTTTTCAGGTAAAGATTTTTTTATTTGTTTGAAATGTTTCATCATTTCATTATGTTTTGCATCAAGTGTAACTCTATTATCACCTATAAACGGTTTTTTATTTTTTGCTTTGAACATTGACATTTCATAATTCATTATATGTAAAAAAACTTTAAGTAATTTAAAATATTAGAAATATTTTAATAAACGCATAAAAAATTTGTATCAAAAGTATAGGATATATTTATTAAATGCGTAAATAAATATATAATTAAAATATGTTAAATAAATATATTAAATACCATGACAGGTAATAACAATGTTGAAGATACATCATTAACACTTCAGAAGATGGTGTTTATATATAATGCATTATTAAAAGGTTGGACAATACGAATGATAGAAAATGATAAATTTGAGTTTACGAAAGATCTTGAATCAATAAAGAAGGAGGTAGATTTAGCTGATTATTTAAGAAAATTTATACAATATAATTTGAATATTGAAAATTTGCGTACAATATAAATTAATTTTTATAAGATTGTATTCAATAAAGTTTTATATTATTTAAAAAATAATATAAAATGTTTAGTATTATAAAAAAATAATGTATATAAAGCGATTAAATACATTATAATTAATTAATTAATTAAATAATTAAATTTATTTTGAAAAATTTTTTTCTAACCATATATTATAAAAAAAAATGGGAGGAGGATTAATGCAACTCGTCGCTTATGGCGCACAAGATATCTATCTTACAGGTAACCCACAAATCACCTCAAATTAAAGGGGTTGAAAAGTAGCGAGTATGTCATAAGAAAGATAGTGACATAATAAAACTCTTAATGGTCTTTCCAAAAACTTTTTTACTGTCAAATTTATTTGCGATAAAAAAAGTTTGATTAAAAAAATCTAAAAATGTATAAAAATATTCTAAAGATGTTTTTGGTCAAGCTTTTTTATATCGGACTTGTTTGTGATGTCAAATTTATTTGCGATGAAAAAACTTTTTGTCATAGCTGCTAGTATTGTATTTCTTAGAAATATGATGCGACACTGCTCAATTGCGGGAACCCCCTTACCAAAAATTATTTAAAGATTATTTTATTTATTAAGTGTAATATGAATTGTAAAATCTGTAATTCTCAAAACAATTTCATAAGAAAAGGAAGAAAAGTATGTACTATATGCGAAAATAAACAACGCAAAGATAGATACAATAAAAAAATTATAGATAGTATTATTATCTATAGAGAACAACAATTAATAAAATATCTTAAAAATAATGAGTAGGACTATTTATAAATCTATAAGTAGGAGCTCTAACTACCCATTCTTATTGAGAAATCTT